GCTTTTTCTTTGTCGGGTAGCGCGTCTTTGCGTGCTGTTCCTGCCATAACGACTGCTACAAGTGGCATATCGTCAATAACTACATCGTGAGCGATTAGCCCCAATGCTCCTGCAGTATTGGTTTGTGAAAGTGTTTCATTCACCACCTTAAACGTACCATCGGTGTGAGGCACTAAGAGCGTCCCAGCGGGTACTACGCCGTCAGTGAAGCGTGCCTTGGCACTGGTAGGGTCTATTTGTACTCCCCCAGGGTAGGTAGCGTCCACTTGGTCAAATATGACTATTTGGCGACCTGCTTTGTCTGAAATTTGGACTTGTTTCATAAGTGTTTACTGTTTTTTGAAAGTTTCGTTAATATACGCTTGTACATCGGCAGAAACGCCATTGTTGTCTTTTCCTGCTCCTAATACCGAACCTGATAGCGATGATAGTTGTGTGTTAGTCTGTGCTTGCAAAAACGCTTGCTCATCGGCTTTTAGTTCGTTTACAAAGGCATTCATTTCTTCATCGTCTTTGAAAGTACGCCCTAAGTGGTGTTTGTAGAATGTTTCTGATACCCCCTGCGTTTTGAGTTGGTTTAGGAAACGTTCTTTAGCACTTTGTTGTAGCTTCTCTTCTTGAAATGCTGCAATGGTTTCATTTTGTTTATTGACAGCTTCCACAAGGCTTTTTGCCCACTCTGGCATTTCATCAGGTTTAGGCTCTGTGGGTGGAGTAGGTGGGTTTTGAGGGTTTGGATTAGATTTAGCCCTCGCTTCTTCGAGTTCTTTTTCTAATTTCTTGCGAGCTTCCTCAGCTTTGGAAAGGCTTGTACGCCCTTTGTCTGCTACTGATTGCAATAGCTTGACTTCTTCCTCAACTCCTTTTACGGCGTTTTCAATTTCCGTATCGTCTTTAACCGCAGCCGCTAAGCGAGTAGCGATTGCTTTTAAGATGTTTTCCTCTAACCCCAAGTGCGCATACTTGGTTTTGAGAGCTTGTAGGATTTTTTCCATAAATGTACAATATTTGTTTTTGCAAAAGTAGGGGGTAAAATGTTAAGTAATGTAAGGGTGGTTTGACAATTTTTTGACATATTTAAGAGAGGCGAAAAAAGAGGTGTATTATGTAGTAATTTTGCGGTGTAAACCTTTAATTTTATAGTAAATGGAAAAGATTTTTATTAAAAACCTTAGAGGGAACGACAAGTTGCTGCATTCGATGTGTGGTAATATTATTTTTGTTGTGTCGTTTCTGATTGCTTGGCTGTGTTATTCACTATGGGAAGCCTTTGTGATTGCCGTTGGTGTGGTGCTTCTTGTAGGGCTTGGTAAGGAGTTGTACGACAAGTACATCAAGAAAACATTCATTGATTGGTGGGATATAGTAGCGAGCCTTACGCCTTACCCTATTGTTAAACGTATAAACGAAAAAAGATGATAAACTACATTTTACAAGGCTTCGGCTTCACCGGTTGGCGTGACTTTGTCCAGTCAAGTTTTGGACACATATTTTCAGTAAACTTCATAGCTGTTGATGTGGTAGTGTCCGCTTTTATAGGCTTGGTGCATTTCCTATTTGGCTTCAATCACTTATTTCTTGCCGCTTATGTGGTGCTGATACTCTTCGAGTGGTTAACGGGCGTACAGGCATCGTTTAAGCGTGGGGAACGACACGAGAGCCGCAAAATCGGGCGTATGCTGCTTAAGATACTTACTTACTTGGTGCTGATATACGTGCTGCATACATTTGAGGATAATATTAAGTTTCCTGCGATAGGCGATTTTGAGTTCGACCCCTTTCACTGGCTGTACTGGGTGGTGGTGCTTGCTATTATATGGCAGCTGGTAGTGAGCCTATTGGAAAACTTAGATTGTTTAGGATTTAAGTTTGCACGGGTGCTGCTGAAGATTATCAACAAAAAATTCTTTAAGATGTTTGACCTTACAGAAGAAACTGAAAATACTAATACTTAATTATTATGACAGCAAAAGAATTTATACAAACTTATAAGCCGTTTGCGCTGGAAAGTGAACGCAAAACGGGCATTTCGCATTTGTTCATCTTAGCACAGGCTGCCTTAGAGAGCGCTTGGGGGAAGCGAGCCCCTGGATATAACTTTTTTGGAGTGAAGGCAAGAAGCGGCACGCCTGCTGATAGTAAGCAATTGCTGCTTACTACAGAGGTATTAGATACGCCAACTGCTAACCCTCAAAAATTTCCGAAGATTATTAGCATTACACAAAGACCTGATGGGAAGTGGTTGTATAGGGTGAAGGACTGGTTTATGAAGTACTACACTGTGGAGGAGGGTTTTACTGACCACGCTCAATTCTTTTTTAGGAACAAGCGATATGCGAAGGCGTTGGAAGTAAAGGATAATCCTTACAGATTTGCTGAAGAAGTGGCAAAGGCAGGGTATGCTACGGCTCCTGATTATGCTACAGTGCTTAAGAAAACAATTAAAATGTTAGAAAGTTATGAATAGGATAATTGTTGTATTATGGGCGTTACTCGTCCTTATAGGATGTAGAACTCGTAAGGTTACTACTACCGAGGAAAAGCGAGTGCAAAAGGAGCGTATTATAAAGTACAAGGATAGTACAGCACTTTTTCAGCAAAACGCTCAAACCTTGCAGCTTGATACGCACGCCTTACAAGAATATGAGGTAACCCTTGAAAGTGATAAGGATAGCGTGGGGAATAGTAAGGAGCTGGTGTATTACCATATTAGGGACGGTGATAGTGAGACTTTTAGGGTAAGTGGTGGCAAGGTGAAGATTACGGCTAAAAGCAGCCTTTCTAATAGCCTGATAGAGGCGGAGGCTACCCTTACTAATACGGTTATACAAAGCTCTAAGGAAGAGCGAAGGATAAGCGAGGCTATAACGATGGCTTATAAGACAAAAGAAGTGAAAGGAATAATAATAAAATGGTGGTGGATAGCGGTTGTGCTATTGGCGGTGTGGATAGGCTGGCGGTATAAGGTATTTCGGTTTTAATTAGAAAAAAGGCTATTAGCGTGGTGCTGATAGCCTTTTTTGATTGATGATTAGTTAGCGATTTTACTGCTCCGCTTGGCTTTTATCATTCGTAGTTTGACCATTGATAATAGCTGCGCAAGCCTCGTGAATGTGCTTGTATAGCTCAATATCTGAGGGTTGGAAATTGTCGTTTTGGATATTGAAGCCTTGAGCGGTTGCTGTCCCCTGAATGGGGGTTGCGTATTGGTTGCTATCGCTGGTACGAGTTGCCGAAAAAGCGACTGCTGTAGGGGTAGTGTCTTTTTCGTTTTCGTAAAAATAGGTGATGGTAACACCTTGCACGGTTTCTTGTGCTGTAGTACGGGTTGTTTGTTGAATGATTTGCATAATATTGAATTGTTTTTGAGTTTTGAATTATGAGTTATTATCGTGATAGTGATATTATATGATAGTCTCCTGCATAAAATCTTACTTTTATAGAGTCTCCTCTTGCTAAATCTACATAACCATTACCTCCTCCAAAACGGTTGCCATCATTATCTAATAGATTACCTCCTTCTATTCCAGAAAGTCGTATTCGTTTACCACCTACAGAATATGCTAATACAATAGTGATTTCAAAGGATAGAGATAGCTCTTTACGACTAATGTTTTTAAATCCGAATTTGCTTAATATACTAATAACTATAGATGCGTTTGGTAAATATATCTCTCTGAAGTTTGATGCTACATCGCTAAATACGAATATATTGGTAACTCCTAACCATTCGTGTATAGTACCTGAGTCGGCTACACCAGTATATACGTATTCAAATAACGAATTAGCTCCAAATGAAACAGTATCACCATATATGGTTTGAGCGCGGTTGTTTTTATAACCTAAAGAAACATCTATCTCATCATTAGGGTGTGGTGGTACTGATAATATTTGACCTGTAAAACTACTTAAATTATATTTTGATTTTGGATAAAGAGGTTTTCTGCTAATAACGTTCATCGATTCTGTTACTCCAGTTACACTTCCAGCTACTCCACCTATAGCAGTATATATACCTCTATCATCTTGACGATATATTATACCTCTACCTCCGTAGTAAGTGCCTCCATTTACATTTTCACCTTTAATAGTCTCTTTCCCATTTACAATTTCTCTTTCCCAATTTCCTGAATATAAAACTCCTAAAAGTTCTAAATTACCACTTATTTTACCACTTTGTGCTTCTATTTGTCCTGATATATGAGCATTGGTAGCCCATAGTTCTCCGTTATCATCTACTCTGAAGGGGGCTTGTTCTTTTTGTGAATATGGCTTGCCAGCGAAGAAACGTATAGAATTACCAGCTAATCCTGCCCCATTAATACCGGCATTGCCTCCTAATGTGTTGCCGACAGTGAGTGCCCCAGTAGTGATGGTATTTTTTACGATTTCTGTACCATTGGTATAGTTGGCTCCTTTGCTAAATATACCATTGATAAACTTAACATTTGCTTTTTCGGCTTCGGTGAGGTTCATTGCGTTTTTATCAATGATACCTAAATCTACCATTGTATCCCATACATCTTCAGGAGCGGGTGACCAGTTTACAAGGGTAGTACTTTCAAATACTCCACAAGCGTAAAATAACCAGCTACCTACAACTGAGTTTAATCCAAATATACCACCTCCTATGTTAGGCATATTTACCTTTGCCCAATATATACACCAACCATCACCTAATTCTTTTTTTTGAGTGCCGTTTATAGGTATTCCTTTTTTGACACTTATTGATTTGAAACTCTTATCCCATCTGCCAAAATTAAAACTACCATCAGATAAGTGTTTAGCTATTACCATAAATATCAAATCCTTGTTGTTATAATCATAAGGGGCTAATCTAAAAATGTGTTGAAAATCACCACCTCCTTCAGGTCGGTCTATGCGAACTACATTACCGAATGTATTATCATTGTAGTTAGACCAATTCCCGCTACTATTTACTATAAAACGAGAGTTTAATAGTAAATTTCTTCCACCAACATTCAATTCATTCACCTTTTGCTGGGCAAAGGTTTTAGCTTGTTGTAAATTCTGCTGGAGTTGTAAAATGCGTGCTTGTTGTTCGGCTGTTATGGCTATTCCTGCTTGCTTATTCGCTTCAGCTATGGCTTGGGCTTTAGTGAGTTCAGATTGGGTACGAGCGTAATCTTCTGTAGCAGTTTTAGCGGTAGCGATAGCCTGCTCACGAGATTGTTTTTCAGTTTGTATTTGAGTTTCTAAATCTTCAGGGGCGGGTGACCAATCGGTAGGTTTGTTGCCGCGTTCGAGTTTAATCATTTCGAATTTATACTCGTGAGGTATTTCTCTTGTGTACAAAAAAAGTTTGTTATAAGTAATTGATGTAGTGAAAGGCACTCTTACGAATATTTCTTTTGAGTCGCTCCATCCCTCATTCCATAAAAAGAAACGAGGTGCATTGTGATAGTTTTTGATTGAAAGAATATAAGTAGCTCCTATTTCTAAGTTTTGAGATAATGAATATTTCTTTATCCAACCTGATGTATTAATAGAGCCTGTTAATTGCTCTTTAGAACTTAATATTAAATTACGTCCGCCTACTTGTATATTGTTCGTCTGCTCATTAGAATACTGCTTTAATCTGTTCTCTAATGAGAGCAAATCAGGATTAACGAGTTGTTTTATTTCGGTTTTGTTGCCGTCGGTGATGTGTAGGTTGGCTTTTATCCTGATTTCATTGTCTAAGAGTTGGATATACTGCTCGCCGTTGCCTGATGTTATCTTATCAGTTTTGATTTGTCCACCGGTGATTTCGGTAAAGCCGTTGAGCTGGGCTATACCTCGCTCGCCATTATACTCGGAATTGACAGTAGCGTATAGGAAGTGGTAATAGCCTGCTTCTTGCTCGATGTCTATCTTGGTTTCGGATAGTACAAACTGGGCGGTTTCTACGACTTTGCTCGCCTTTATGTATAGGTAGTAGGTTTTTGCCTTATCGTCTAACCTGCCTGATACAAAGGCCGGTGCGTACCAATATTTATAGTCCGCTGCTGAATAATTGGGCTTAATATCGGTAGTACCTAATGCGTAGTGCTTTATCCAACTGCTACCAGCATTGAGTTGCTTGGTCGCTTTATCGAAATAGAGGCTGTGGGGCACGGTGATAGGGTTTTCCTTGCTGCTGACAAAGACAAATTGCCCTGACTTATTGCCTACTAATGCCATCATCGTCTGAATGGTGACAGGAATGATGCTTTTGGTGTATTCAGGAAAGGCTTCTTCTACTTGCTTAATGGTCTCTAAGGCATTGCGCCAGCTGCGTTTGATTTCGGATAGGGTGCGCTTGTTGAGTTCGCCAAAATATACTTCTTGGTTTTGGAGTTTGCGTATTTCGGTGGCGAAGGACTGCCCTTGTACCTTGTTGGATAGTTCTATTTGTGGGCTGTATGGGTTATTAACGTACTCTTTGAGCCCCACGATGCGAATGGCTACGGGGGTGTGCTGAAACTCGGTGTCGGAGAAGTGGATATATGCACCCATTTTAAGCCGTCCGCCTACATTTGCCCAGTTCTTTTTAGCCCAAATGCCGTCTAAATCGCCAGTGAAGGTGAAGTGGTCGGCGCGGTTTTCGTATAGGTATTTGCAGGCTTCTTTCATCATCTCCCAACTGGCTCCTGATTGGGTAGCGTTGTCGCAAATATAGGCAGCTGGCATTTGCATATTATAGACGGAATATTTATCGCCTACGGCTGGCTTGAATATATCGTTGGGCATTGTTGTGCCGTCTTCTTCCTTGGGGACAAGCTGAAAGCGTTTTTGGGTGTGGTCATATTTCTGTACTTCAAACTCACGCCCAGAGAGCATACCGCTTTCAAAATAGATGATCATCTTTTCGCCATTGATGCGCATATCCCAAAAGTTGAGGGCTTGGGGTATGGTGGTATCGGTGAAGTCGTAGAAGTGTTTGGCTTTATCGACTTCAAAAACGGCGGATATAGTGCCTTTGCGGCGGGGGTATATATGGGAAAGGTCAAGGCTTTGTTCATTTACAAAGCCGTTATTTTGGGCGTTCTTGATTGCTATTGATAGCCCTTTGTCGTCTGAAACGAAGGTTACGCCCTCATATACGTACTCTTGTGATTTGGGCAGTAATAGTTCTTTATTACCGTACTTGGAGCGGTCGATATTACGGTCGCCTCCTTGTATATAGAGGCGGGTGATACGGCTTTGCTCGGTAGTGCGGCTTACACCGGTTTTGAAGCCTTTGCCCTTGCCATATTGGAGGGGTAAGGGATTATCTTTGAAATATTCTACCTTGTGAAGGTGTATGGTTTTGCCTATGATTTCGTATTCAGTTTCAAAGGCTTTAGCTATCATATCTAAGGCTTCGAGGCAGTT